TGCCCTCATGAGGCGTCCGGTTAGGTTGTCGCGGCAGTAGAGGCATGGCCATGTGCCTGCGGTGTTGTCGATCCATCCTTTGTAGCAGCGGGCGTGGTCGCATCCGCAGCCTGTTAGGCCGCAGTGTGAATCGTATTTGCTGTAATGGATTGGTTCGTGTGTCATTGGTTTGTCCTGTCTCTAGTGATGATCGCCCTTTGTCTTTGGCTTGGTGGCCCAATCCAAAGGGCTCTTGGTGGTTGGTTTTTGGTATTACTCACCCTACCTACGTGTTCGGGCGTGTTGCCCTGTCCTACACGAAACCAGTGCTATTTCCTCCGGCATGCTGGTTAATCGTCTACCCTGTAATGATCGGGGCGTCAGGGCATGACACGCCACATCTATCGTTATGGTGGAGTGACAGATTGTGGGTAGTTGTCACCATTGTCACTGTCTTTTGAGTTGTAGATCTTTGCTTCCCATTTGTCTCGCAACGTCATGGCCTGGTCTTTTGTCATTCGACGATGGCCTCCGACCTTAATTCTTAGGTTTGGTGGTTGGATTACATAAGTACCCTTATTTGGCATTAGATCGCCTTTTGTAGATGGTCAATGTAACCGGATGCGTCGGTTTTATTCATCTCCGTGATGCTGGTGACGGCTGTTTTGTTGAGCCCGGTTAGCCAGGCGTTCACGTTGGCGAGCTTGTCCAGGTCGTCACGTATGTCACGTTTAGCGAGTATGGCGTGTATTGCTTTGAGTTGCGGGCCTGTAAGTGGGTACATGCTCGAGCCCTTGCCCGGTACTGCCCCGTCATAGGCTGGTGCTGGTGCTTCTGTCATCCAAGGGTCATCCGGTATTGCTTCAGTGGTTCGCATGACCTTCCCTCGCTCTTTAGCGTGCTGTATTTCGTCCAGTGTGGCAATACTGGCGTCGATACCGATACCTAGGGCCCCTATCGCACGGCCCCAAGAACTCGTCTCAAGATTTTGCAATTCTGACCCTCGAGTGAAGTTAGTCGTGCCGGGCACTATTTCCCACGCTGTACCAATACCAGGGCGAGCATCGTCGGGTGTGCGGTAGGCGTAGGCCCGTCCGATAACCCATTGCTTCCCCTCGACCTCGACGAATTGAGGCGGGTCCATTTGAAGGGATCCCTCAGGATGCCGGGCCATAAATAGTTTGATTCGGGTCGGTACGTCCACATATCCGTCAAGGTTGTAGGTCATTCGCTGTCCGTATCGTCGAGCATTTGCCTAATGAGGCGCCTGACATCTGCGACTGTTTCCCATTTTTCGACATCTATATCGTCAAGAACATTGGTTAAGGCTTGTACGTAGCCTTCAAGGTAGTCACCCATTATTACCACCTAAGTAGCCCCAAGCGCCACCAATGACTAGGCCAGCGAGTAGGCAAGCAAGCCCTACCAGTGCCGGGCTCATGCGGTGCGCTTCCACATGCGAATAGAACGGCCATTATTGGATTCCCGTGTGCTCACCACGTAGTTCCCCATGGAGGTAATGACGCCCATGCTTGCCCATGAGCGGAATAGGGCACCTATTTGGTTCGGGTGCCCGTCAGGTAGACCGATGGCCTCGATGAGTAGATCGGCGCTGAATAGGCCACCGATAGCCAACGATTTACGAAAGATCGTGGCCTGTATTCGCCAAGATTTATCTATCTCCGCTAGCACCTGAAGGTCTTCACGATCAAATCGTTCGCAATATGTGCAGAGTTGCCCGGTGCAATTATGCCCAGGTCGATCGAGTTGGATATCACCAATCGAGTCGAATAGTGCTTCGTTCATTTGTTCCCCTTTTTTGCTAGTGGCTAGTGTGTTGGCGAGGCTACCCACTAGAAAGTAGCCCCGCCGAAGACATCCTCTGAACTTATACGCCAGAGGTACGCGGCTTTCCCTCCGCTGGAATGTCTGTGGCCTTAGTTTGGTCAGCCGTAGGTGCCGTGTCAAGGTCTTTTAGGATTCCGGCGTGTTGGGCATAATCTCGGGCGACCAACGGTCACGTGACAATCTGCGGTAGGCAAGTGTTGGTTTACCGTCGCGGATCACGATAAAAGCCTGACCATCCAGACCGAGGTGATCTAGGTCAAATAGGTGATAGGAGGCGTTTAGCACCCGTGCCGTGTCAGGTTCCAATGCTCGGCCCCCCGCCCGTTATCCCATGCCGTGTAGAAAGCCCGGTCCTGCCAATAGCGGTTCCATTCCTGTATTGGTCGCGCTCTGAGGGCTTTAATGTCGCCAATAAGGCCGTCACCAGTGACCTTAGATTCTTTAATCATCATGTATGTCAGACCCATGTGCCACGCTTCAAGGAATTGGTAAGCGCCAGCTGCACTCGATACCGTGCCCCTCGCCCTATAGTTAGATCGAGACTCCCTGTGCATAATGCACTGGCGAACTAATGCCCATTTACTGTGATAATGCTGCCCCTTATATAGGCTTCGTTCGTGACCTTTCCAGTCCCGTGCAGCTGCTGAGTGTGCTGCAGTGTTTTCGACACATGCCGGGCTAGTCACCAGTGCAGCGCATAGCAACAATTCCGGAATCATCCGGGCTCGATAACTGTCACCGTGCTCGATATTCGGGTACGTTTGCCGATAATAAAGTCGATAGATTCCCGGTCGATGCGGCGCTGCCCGCCAGGCGTAGTAATGGATTCGATTTGGCCCGAGTCCGAATAGCGCCTAATTGAGTCCCGAGATACTCCGAGTAGTTCAGCAGCTTCACCTGGTCGAATGTATTTCGTCATGTGTTCCCCTTTAGTCAAGGTTGAGACTACCGGTCAACGGTTGTTTTTGCGTGCTTTTGCTAGGTCGCGTGTCCAGCGTGCTTTTGTTACTGGTGAACGGGCAAGGATCGGCAAGGGGAATACGGTGCCGTCACGGTCAGCGGCTGACGTGAAAGAGACGTGGATATGGGCTTCATGCCCCCAATTACCGTGGCGCCACTTCCACCACGTTTTCCGGTATGTACCGGACGCGATGCGGTTCTCGTAAACCACGTATTTAAGGCGTGAGGCGCCGGGGAGCCCGCTGGCCGCATAATCAAGGATCTGGTTAGCCAAGAGCCGGGCGGTACGCCCATTCGCGTAGGTCCCTAGGCCCTCATCAATGTCTATCGCATGGACTACACCGGCCTTATTCGGGTTGTGGTCGGATATTCTTTCAGAGTGGGCCCGGTCCCCGATCCAACCGTCGGAGGCTTTGTCACGTCGAGGCCAGCGCCGGTTCACCTGGTCGCGTAGTGTCACGCCACCTTTACAGAGTCTCGCCATTATCTAGCCTCCCATATCTTGGGTCGTCGCCGTTGAGCGCGTTAATGATTACGGGGATTACTGCCGCCGATATGGCAACGATTAGCGGGTGAACGTCGGCTGTTGCCAACCATGACAGTAACGCGCCTAAGGCCGCCCCTGACGCTATTTTGACGATGGAGCCTTCCCACGTTGTTGCGAGCCAATGCTTCATATCAGAGTCCTAATTTCTCAGAGATCCGGTCGACTTTCGCGGCAACATCGGCCAATGATTCGCCACCGTTGCGGAACCCCGGTTGGATTGTGAGGGTCGCTTTTTTTATTTCATCGCGCACCACGTTTCGAATTAGCCACACGAGCCCAGTGCCCATGATTGCGAGCGCTGCTAGTGCTGTTGCTATCAGGCCGACGACGTCGCCAAAGTCCACGGTTCTACCCTTTAAGTTTGGCTCGGACGATAGCCCGTGCGCGTTCAGTTTCGGTAGCCAACTTAGGGTGCTTCGATGACGTTGGCTTCTTCTTCACCGGCTCTGCTTCGACCGTGTCTACATGTAATTCTTGATCTATTTCACTCACTTAAGGGCTCCTCTGGTTGTGGGCTAATAAACTCGTCGAGTACCGGGTCGTAGGTCATGCCTTGGCCGGCGTAGGTTCCTCTAAAGTTGCCGTTGTATGACGTTTGTAGCCAGTCACCGTCAAGGCCGATTGCCTCGATGAACGCTTGGCCGATTGGTTCGGAGTCGGGATAGTCACCACCGGCACAGTCGGAGTTGTCTACCACGATCACGTTGCGAACAACATTATTGCCGTCTACTTCCGCGAAGTGTGCCATTTACACCACCACCCTAACTATTACGAGGCCAGATCCACCAGCGCCACCGGAAGTTGTACCGCCACCGCCACCACCGCCAGTGTTTGCTGTGCCCGCGTTGCCATTTGCGGCACCGGCACCACCACCACCTGCACCGCCTGCGCCTGCAATACTCGTCGGAGATCCACCGCCACCGCCGGCCCTAGTTACTGCAACGTTGGTAATCGACGAACTCGTTCCCGCGCCACCGGCACCGGAATTGCTACCCGATGCGTTGGCACCTACGGCGCTTGCACCACCGCCACCACCGGCAGGGAAAGGTGACACACTTATATTGTTTCCTCCACTTTTGCCTTGGTTTGCTATCCCTGCTCCTCCAAAAAATGCGACGTTAGTACCCGCAGCACCACCACCGGAACCACCTATATCTCCCCTTTGAGCGCCGCCATCAGTACCGCCAGCACCGCCACCAACACCAAACAAGGAAGACACTTGGGAACTAATACCGTCCGAGGCTCTACTGCCACCGGATGAACCTGCGCCACCAGCACCTACGGTTACAGTGAAAGTTTCCGCAGCCAAATAGACATTTTCTGAAAAAAGGTATCCACCAGCGCCACCACCGCCACCCCTACCGTTACCACCACCTGCTCCTCCGCCGATCACAAGAATGTCAGCGAACCCGGCCTGATCTACAACAAGTTCGCCGCTACCCGTAAACGTTAAAAATTTGTACTGAATTCCCGCGTCGGTGTATGTGCCGGTCGCCGCGTTCGTGAAGTTCGCAGGACCGGCCCCGCTAAAAAGTACCCATTCACTACCGTCGTAACGGTAACCTTTGTTATCGTCGTTAAGGCTGCACATTTGTCCCTGTACGGGTGAAGGTATTGCGGCGTCACGCGCTGCCGCGTTAGCGAACGGGTTTACACCGACGATGTCGATACGTTCCGCTAGCGCCTCGGAGGCGCCGGGGTAGTTTGCGACGAGGTCGGAGGATTCCACATAAGGATTTCCTACCGGGGTAACTGCCATTTTATAACCTCACTAGATCGGAGTTAGTAACTATTTCAAACCATTGGGCGCCCGGGCCAACTTCTCCCCATGTAAAGGCCGGTGCAACTTGACCCCATTGTAAGACCTGGAGACTGAAACGCGGGTCACTGATGGACAGTGTCATGATGTGCTGCCCATTATTGTAGGAGTCCGTCCAGCCCTCCACGATGCCGTTAAAGTCCGGGTAAGGCCCCGAGGCAGGTAAACCTCTGACGGTGACTAGGTCACCGGATACGAGCTCGAGTAGTGCGGTCGTGTCGTCGGCATCCAGTTGATCAACGAGCACCGATATTTGGCCAAGGTTCCACAGCCCGTTCGCTTGCGCCGTCATGATCCCCGCGGCCCGAGTCGTCGCGTCGCTGAGGGTTTTAATGTCCGTCTCGAGCCGGTACTCACGCCGACCGTATTGAGTAATCGACGCGCTATCCGTTTGGGTCACTGACTCATCTGGCCCGTATGTCACCGTCACGTCGTTAATCAAAGGCGTCAAAGTCTTAGCCCACGTAGGGGCGAAGATAACCCCGGGCGCTTCAAGATTGAAGCTCGTTGGGAATAGCGGATAGTCCGCCCACGTTCCGTCGGCCTCCGACCAGGTGCCGACCTGGTTAGCCCATATCCCGGCAAATGTTGTCGAGCCCCGGTTCCCGTAATCCTCAAATATAATTCGGCCTGCCGGGTCATCGTAATAGGTTGCCCCGGTCCCTTGAGCGATACGTGCCAGGGCATCAAGTGCTGTGGAGGGCTGCGCGTCGGCTTCCAGGATCGCGTACAAGGTAATCGCCGGATCTCCAGCGTTAAGGTAGTCCAGTCCCGTCGCGTCAAGAATATCGGTGACCCGTTGGCGGGCGGTTTGCTCAATGTAACCCGAGGCACCGACATCCGTATAACCAAGTTTGGCTAGGTTACCCATCGCCGTAATCGTCGTGATCGCCGTCGGGGTGCCCGTGCTAATGAATGACACGTTTAGGTCACTGATTGCCCCAGTAAACCTATCGACACCGTCGAAGGATATTGCGACCGTGTCGGCGAGTTCAAGTAGTGGGCCAGTGTCGCCACGTAGCACTATTTGCGTGTTCGAGGCCGTCGGGCTAGACGTCACATCTGAGCGACCGTGGGCTACCGTGACATTAAACTCGAATAAGTCCAGGTCAATCACCGACCCGGCCAGAGTGATTTCAAGTGTCATGACAGCACCGGGGTCACGACCGCGCCACTACGACTGTCGGCCTGCCGCACAAGATTCGATAACGCTAGGGCGACCTGTTGCTCTGTGATAGCGAGTTGGCGTTGCGATTCGCGAGCCGATACTTCAGCCCGTGCCGCTGTCCCAAACGCTTCCGCTTCACGTAGGGCAGCTGCGACGTCTTGCTCGAGTTTTGCTTTAAACGCGGCCCCGACCGGTTTCGCTATTTGCTTCCCTATTTTCTTAAGCCGGTCGCCCTCTTTAGATAGTTGCGTGGCCAGCCCATTAACGGTCTCAACACCGGAGGCGACACCTGCCAAAAGGAAGTCCGGGACAATACTCATTGCGAGGAGGGCCGTGGATTCACGTACACCGACAAACTTATCCGACATGGTAGGAACGAGCCCGTCGTCGATGAGTTGCGTGGCGAGGGCTGTACCGGTAACCGGGCCGAGTGATGCTATCGCGTTAATAAATTCGGCGTCACCACCGGCGTCCCGGATTTTGACCAGCACATTACCGAACGCGTTCGCCTGGTCGATCTGTTTGTTAAACCCTTCCAAAAGACTGACCCCGGTCGCGTTGCCTAGTTTGTCAAACTGCCCGGTAAACGCTTCCTCGAGGTCTATCCCACCGAGTAGGTTTTTCTGTATGTTGTCGGCGTAGGCGGTGACTGAGTCCCGGGCGGCTTCGAGTTTTGTTTTCTGTAAGTCAAGGTCGGCGTTAGTAGCGGCGAACCTAAGCCCGAGGGCCTCGTTCACGTCTAATAGTCTCTTTTGCTTTTTCGTTAATTCTTCCGTCGCTGCACTCGACCCGCCGGTCGCGGTCGTGTTGTTCTCAAGGACACCCGTGTAAGTGTGAGTAAAAGTGTTCACTAATTTTTGGCGCTCGGCTAGGTCTTTGTAGCCCATGTTTTCTTCTTTAATCGCGTTAAGCCGGACACTATTAACGGACAGGTACCTAATAAATTCGT